GGTAATCCCCATGGTTTATTAGAATGCCTTGTTTTCGTAGGTGGGCTGAACGAGAACGTGGTAAGTCTCAGCCCCACCGCTGTCTGCCAACACTACGCGAAGTTTCGTTGCAGAGGTGGTGAACAAAGTCGCCCCGTTCGCAGTAAAGGTCGCGGCTGGACCAACGTCCACCCACTTCGCAGATGCTCCAGTGGCGGACAGGTCGTGTTGAAGTTTAATTTCAACAGACCCAGCGTAACTTGAGTCAGCGGTAACGGCGAACATTCCGCTGCCTCCATTCCAGTCACAAGTGACCGTGGTGTCGGTGTCTGTACTCGTAGATGTTCCGTAGACTTTCATACTTTCATTTGGTTATTAAACTGCTCTAGCTCCTGCGCCCTGTGCTCCGAGTTTGGGAAGGGTGCGGTTTATAACAAGAGACTTACTTCCGCCTCGCCTACGGCTCTTTTGCCGTTTAGCTAAGGACGGGCTCTCCACCTTCTTCACCTTCTTCATTGGGGGAGGAGGTGGTACGGGAGCTGGCTGCATGGGGGCGCTACGGCCTCCTCCGAAACACATATCAAGTATTGGTTATTGAGGTTAATGAATTTTCTACCTGCTCTTCCGTTTTGGTGAGGAGGAACCGTATAACAGACCGCTGCCCGTAGTGGTAGTCTAACTCTCGTAAAGACTCGCCGGGGCCGAAGTCCTGCTTCGGGAATCTCTCCTCTAAAGCTTGGAGTAATTCTTTTGGGATGAACGGAAAAATGTTTTCCTGTGTCATATATACCTTCTCTCAGGTCTTGGGTTCCCAGAGGGTGATTTCCTTGGTCTCCTCATTGTAGTCCTTGTCGTGGAGAATGTAGGCCAACCGGGCGGTCATGAGGGCGTCCTCCTCGTCCATGTCTGCCTTGGCGTAAGCCTCTAGGACCACCTCCCAGTCATAGCCCTTCTTGCCGAAGAGCTTTCTGGCGGTGACCTCCCCGATACCCCTGACTCCCATGTAGCCATCAGCAGCATCCCCCGCCAGCGTCTGGATTAGGTGGTAGTTCCTACCCTCCTCCGGGGTGGTCGTCTTCATCACCTCCTTCAGCGGGTTGTACCATGTAATCGGGAGGGTCCCGAAGTCCTTGTCCCCTGAGACGGCGATGGTGCCCTCAGGGTCACGGGTACAGATGATGCCTATGAGGTCGTCAGCCTCCATGTTCTCAGCGGTCACCCCGTCATAGGTACTCTTCATCCACTCAACGAGCCAGCGTAGCCCCAGAGGCTTCCTCTTGTCTTTCCTGTGAGCCTTGTAGTCAGGGAATAAGTCCAGCCTGAAGTTCTCCCGTGGGGAGAATACAGGTATGATGTGGTCCGACTGGAGTTTCTTGCTCAGGTTTTCAAAGAACCTGTGCACCTCTGACTTCATGTCAGCCTCTGAGGACATGAGGGTCCAGTGGTCATCATCCCACTTGGTTTCATACTCACTGGCGAAGGCGGCACGGTAGGCGAGCATATCGCCGTCTACTATAAGTTTGCTCATTAGTGTGTCTCCTTCCAGTTAGCGCCTATGTTGTATTCACCATCCAAAGGACAACGAACTCCCAGCATCTCGCCAGCCTTCTTGATGCTGTCAACGAACAGCTCCCCAAGGTCGTAAGCTCTCTCCGGGTCGCAGGAGAACTGAACCTCATCATGCACATTGGCGTGCATCTCATACCCATCCGCCACCTTGGTGAACTCGATAAGGGCTTTCTTCATTATGACCGCAGCCGCTGACTGACACAAAAGGTTCAATGCTGAGAACGCTTTGCGAGCTGGGAGGATGCGCCCATCAAGACCAGTCATGGTACCAGACGCTGTGACCTTTCGTTCCACCGTGTGCATGAGCTTCCTCACAGCGGGTATCTTAGAAAGGAACTGCTCCTTGAGAGCCTTCCCCTCGCGCTCACCGCCATCAACAATGCCACCAAGCGCCTTGTTACCTGCACCATACAACCACATATAGATGAATTTCTTGGCATCTTGTCTGTCGTCCAACCCCACGGCTTCTTGGTTAGCGGTGTGGATGTCTCCCTCAACAATGGTCTTGGCGTAGTTACCGCCGTCCCACTGAGCGAGGTAGTGAGCCAGCACACGTAGCTCGATGCCTGATGCGTCAGCCCCAACAAGCACCTTGCCGTCCGGGGCCTTGAATAGCTCGCGACACTCGCCCCCGTAAGGAGCGCGAGTAGCAGGAACTTGAGCGAGGTTGGGTCTTGAGTGAGAACACCGACCTGAGTATGTACCATGCGTGTTCACGTTCCCATGGATGCGCCCGTCCTTGACCATGCCCATCCAAGCGTTCTTGCCCTCAGCCAGAGCGCCTAGACGCTTCTGAACCAACAGGTATTCCAGCAGCTTATCAGCGGCTGGTGTGCCAATCTCCCGCAGGACAACCTCGTTAATCATAGGGCGCTTGCCCTCGTAGGCGGCAGGCTTCCAACCAGCGGCCATGAGGCGTGCCGCAATCTGGTCACGGCTACCGGGGTTGAACGGAATCTCCTTGGTCCGGTTCGGCCCACGCTCCACCTCAGCAGCCTTCCAGCCCTCTGCTAGGGCGCTCTTCTTGGTCTTCCATGTCTTGCCGTCAGGCGTCTTCCATATGGGTGTCTTGGTTTCAACCACGGTCGGCTCAAACAATTCCTGTAGCTCAGCCTCAAGCCCCACTCTACGCTTCATCAACGTAGCGGCTAACTCTTTGGCCTTGTCCTCGTCAAACGGGAAACCGTTCGCTACCTGAACTTGAATGGCTCTGGCAAACTCATGCTCTAAGGTGAGCAGTTGTTTGCTGGGAGACAGGGGCATGAGGTATGAGTAGAGAGCGTAGGTAACACGCACGTCCTGCTCACAATAATCCTGCATCTCCTGAGACCACTCGGACCAGTCTTCGGTCGCACCGTGGTCATCCTTGTGGATACCTAGTCGTATCCCCCACGCCTTCAGGCTGTGACTACCCGCTAGGTTACGCGGGAAGGTATCGTCCTTGAAGTCGTTGCTCTTCCTGTCAGGGAAGATGCAAGCAGCCATGACCATAGTGTCCACCACGAAAGGTGGGTCCACAGTCAGCACAGAGGTATTACCCCAAACTTCAGCGGACCACTTCAGTAGAGCAGGCCAATCGAACCCAATGGCGTTGTGCCCGATAACAGTATCAGCCGCGCCGATGATTTCTAGGGCTCTCTCAAGAGCACCTTCGGTCTGGCTGTTGTAGGAGTAGACCTTCTCGGTCTCGATATCCATTAACGATATGCAATGGATTGTGTGTAGGTCGGTCAACCGTTCCCAGTCCGTAATGGCGTTGGTCTCGATATCGACAATCAGTTTCTTCATCTGTGTTGTGTGTTCACTAAGTCTGCTATCCGAATAAGGACGCCCAAAGACGTGTTATTGTCCCCGCCGCTCCTCTCTTTGTTGGTCCCCTTGAGGGGCTCGACAATCTCTTTGAGGCGCTCGGCGGTAAGAAGTATGAAAGTCTCCTCAACGACAAAGCACCAGTAGTCAGCCTCTGAGGTAGAGATGCCCGAAGGCTTGCCTCTGGATTCAAACTCAACAAATACATTCCCAGTAAGCCGCGCTTTCCGGTCTCGTTTAACTTCAACTTTTTTTCCTTCAAATATCTCCGCAAGAGCTTGCTCTGCCACTTGTCCGACTTTGAGGTCATAGCGGAAGTCGCTATTATATTCCATTTAGAAAGAGGGGGTCGTTTCTTCATCGCTTTCTTGTGTATGTGTTAGCTCGGCTTCTACCAGCCTACCCGTGGTTTGGCTATAACGAAGTGTGGTAGCCAACCCAGTGTCTCCGCTGAATCTGTTCTTGAGGACTCGCACGTTTGTTAGATGACGAGACTCAGGGTCCTGCTGGTCGCGCTCTAGTCCGACTACGCAGTCCGACAACTGAGCGATGGCAGCGCTACCTCGTAGCTGAGCTAGGGTAGTCTCAGCGCCGTTCTCGTGGCCGCGTCCATCAGGGCGCTTAAGATGACTAACCAATATCAAACCCAACTTACACTCCTCAACCAAACCTCTCAGCTTGGTCATCGTGTTGTCGATGAGTCGGCGCTCGTCACCTGAGTCGATGCCAGACACCACAATGCTCAGGTGGTCTAACACAATATACTCAACTCCCAAAGCCTTAGCCATATAGCGGACGTGGTTCAAGAGGTTAGCGGAATCAAGGGAACCCCAGTGGTCATAGAAATACATCCTACCGTTACCGATGGTATCCTTAAACGCTCTCTTGTAGTATTCGTCCACCTTGATTGGCTCAAGGTGCAGTAGCTTGTTCATCGCCAGACCAATTATAGAATTGGCGGTTCGCTCGATGGACTCCTCCAACGCGATGTACCCAATCTTCTTGTGGGTGTTCCGCAAGAGGTGGTATGCAATCTCCTTTGTCACAGCGCTCTTCCCAATACCAGAGCCAGCACATATTGTGACAATCTCTCCACGCCTGAGGCCGTACGTCTTCTCGTTCAGACCCACCCATGGGTAGGGGACACTGTCGTTCACCTTGGTTGTTGTAAGGCGCTCAAACAATTCCCTCCCCTCCATGATTGTATCAGGACGCCATACCTTGGCCTGCCAGTAAGCATCTACAAGCTCTTGGCTCCGACCCGCCATCAACATTTCGTTGGGGTCTTTCATGGTGAGCCGTGCAATCTTGCACTTCCCGGCGGGTAGGATGTGGCTGCACTCTTCAGCCGCCTTGTTGCCTGAGTCATCGTTATCAAACATGAGGACAACTTCCTCAAACTTCTCAAGCCACTTGAGTTGCTTCTTGAATATGCTCTTGGCTGATTGCGCTCCGCTAGGGAGGCTGACCACAGGCCACTTACCTTCGCCTACTACTTGCGCTACGGTGAGGCAGTCAATCTCGCCCTCGCAAACCGTCAGGCGCTTACCACCATTAGGCCACATATGCTGACCCCAAAAGTAGGTGGGGCTACCGATGGAGGTGAAGTCCTTACCCTCAAAGCGTACCTTCTGGGCGACGATGCTTCGCTCAGGGTTACGGTAGGTTGCGATGTGGCAGGGTTTCCCGAGATGGGAACCGATGCGGTAGTCGTACCGCTGACATACTTCCTTGTGTATGCTTCGTGTGGGGATAGCCAAGCAGTCCCCCTGTAGGAATTGGGGAACTGTCCCCGCTGTTGTATTCATTTCGTGTGTGTGTATCTGCTCGCCAGTAGGAGGCGTGAACAGTCCGCAGACGAAGCACTTGGTGCTCCCGTCCTCGTTGATGGAAAGTCCATCGCTGCTCCCGCATTCCTCGCATGGCTGATGTGTTGTTATGAAACCCATGTTAGTGGTATGACCTTCTCGCACCACTTGAAGCCCTTCTTGTCGCACCAGTCAGCATAGGTTGTCTTGCTGGTTTTGCTGAGCTTGACCTTGGAGTTCTGGAAACAGAATCGAATGTCCAACTCAGGGTGCGCTTCGCGAACTCTCAAATGCTTTGTCCGGTCTGCTGGTGTGAAGTAGCCTTTAGCTTCCACGATGACCCCGTTCGGAAGAATGAAGTCAGGCTTGTAGGTTCTAAAGACCGTGTAGGTTAGTCTTTCGGTCTCGTAGGAGAAGGCAACGCCCATCTGCTCTAGATTGTTCGCTACCCTCTCCTCGAAACGTGAACGGTACCCCTCCTTAGAACGGTGATACCTTTTCTTCTTCATCCAGAACATCCGAGAAGGATTCGCCGCTTGTCGTGTACCCCTCAGCTTCAGCCGAGAAACTGGTGGCCCCACTACTCGAAGAGTATTCAACAAGCTCAAGAACCTGAGCCTCTCTCAAGCGTAGAGTATAACCCCACCCCTGAGAGGGAACGAACCAAGGATTAAAAGTCATGCTCATCCTTATTTTTGAACCGGACCCAATCTTAGGACCGTCAAGGATTGGCTTAACCTGACTGTCGAACAACGGGATGTTGAACTCCAACGTCTCTCCGTTGCGCGTGATGACCTTCGCCTTCTGCTTGGCGAAGATTTCATACTGCCCCTCAACAATGCGGAGAGGAGTGGAAGGAGCTTTACGCACCTCCTTGCCTTGCTTGTCGCACTCCGCTTTGTAGGCGGCTTCGACAAGTGGGTCTACCTGTGACTTGAAGTCTTCAAACTCCTTCTTCGTGACGTGTAGCTTACAGCTGTAAACTCCAGCATCATCGAAGGCGGTGTCGGGGATGACGAGTTTCGGGTATACGGCGGTCCCAATAGGGCTGACTAGTTTAATGGCTTTGTTGCTCATTATGTGTTGTTATTTGTGTTTTTTAACTGAAGAGGTACCGACTATGTTTGACTGTTGTTGGGTCAAAGGTGCCATACTCAGGTAACTCTGGAAACTCCAACTCAGGGTTGGAGTGCCGCAAGGAATTATCGAGTCCCTCCAACAAGTCAACCTCAAAAATGCTGGAAGCTGCCTCCCTGATGGCGTCAGCTAGGGTCTGAGACTTGTTCGTGTGCGTCCCAAACGAGTCATGGATACACGAAAAATCCCATATCCCACGGGCGTTTGCTTCGATTACCGTCTTGGTCAGGATGCTGGCGTCGATGCTATGAACAAAGTTTGGAGAAATTCCTTGCTTGGCCCTCGCTAGGCTCAGTTCGTCGGTGCTGTCCCTGAAGTTTACCCACGTAGCCTCCCCCGCAATCTGGGTTGA